AATATCTTCTAAAAGGTGTTTTTTTATTTTCATTATTTCTTTTTCCTTGCTTGTCCAGATTGCGAAAGAGCGATTGCGAGAGCCTGTTTGGGCTTCTTTACAATAGGGCCCATTTTAGAACCCATGTGAAGCGTACCTTCTTTAAATTCTTCCATAACTTTTTTAACTTTAGCTTGCTTTTGAGCTTTATGTTTCATCTGAAATATCTCTTAGTTTATTATCAAATAGTTAAAGGTTGACTGGTCATTGGTTTCAGTTGCAAGCGTGTTATGTCTTGTTGATGTAGCCGTAAAACTACCTGGAACAACCCCTGAAACGTGCAAATCTGCAATAGCTGTGGAAGCGTTTAAACCATCTCTTGTAAAAAATATTATAGAATTTGTCGTAACTGCTGAGTTAGCAACTGTAACAGTTCCATTGACTAATACGGCTGTACCTACGCTGCAATTTGCTCCTGCTGCAATTTGTAGCTTATTACCTGCTGTTGAAAGAACAAGGTCACCATTTGTTGCTGTAATGTTACCGCTCGCAGCTGTTAAAGTATTAGCTGAAACGCCAGTTAATCCCGACACAGTGTTAGGAAGTGTTAAAGTAACTGTGCTTCCTACGCTAGAAACGTCGACTCTGTTTGTTGTGCCTACAATATCGATGTTGCCAGCTGTTGGAGGAAGTGAATTGAGTGTGTTAATATCTGAAGATCCACCGCCCAGAATCACCCATACAGCAGAACCAGCAGATGCGCCAGTGTAAGAATATACTGTACCGTTATAAATTGCTTGATAGCCTATTTTAAATCCTAAATCCGCCGTTGTTGGTGCTCTAGACCAGCTTTCAGGAATGGGGGCTAATTGAATTCGTGGCGCTCCTACACCATAAGCTGTACTATTATCGTTGCTTCTTACTACCATTTTAATACCTCTTTTTTTTCTATAGATTGCTTACAGAAAAAAGAATTTACAATGTTTTTTGTTCATAAGTTGTAGAAATTTTGTTCATAACTTTTAATCATTTGTTCACATGTTCAAAACTCATGTTTTATCAACATCTTATAAACAACCTATCAACATGCATTTTGCGAGGTAAAATGGCGTGTTATAAACATTTCCACAGCGTAAGAAGAAGAAGAAAAATATATAATTAATATTATTATACTATTATACGATTGTTAAAAGTTGCATCATGTTTTTTCTTATGAGATATTTAAGAAAAAAAGTAAGGTATTATGCGCAACAACGACCCAATTTTTTGGCCTGAAAGTTCTTACAGCCATTCTTTAAAGCAATCTATGCAAAAAAATTACACAGATTGCATTAACATATTACAAACTCAATGGTATCAAGCAGATCTAGACGACCGCTTTACAATGTCTGATCAAGACCTATGGGGCCTTATTTTCCCCGGAGTTGCTACTTATAGACGCAAACTTTTTAATTTTAACTTAATAAATCGTGTTGTACAGATGATTTCGGGTTATCAACGTAGAAACCGAAAATCTACGATATGTATACCAACGCTATCACCCATGCAAAAAACCGCCGATCAGCTTACGAAATGCCTATATCATGTTCACAATCAATCAGGGGCCTATCAAATATATTCTGATGCTTTTGAAAAAGGCGCGCTCACTCAAGGTTTGGGGTTTATTAGCATTTACAAAGATACTACTAATGACCCTGTCAGCGGAGACATAAAGCTGCGATATGTTGATATGAAGTCTATTTTAATAGATCCATATTTCCGCTCTCATAAGCTTGATGACTGTAGGTTCATTTGGACAAGGCAATTCTTTGATAGAAACGAAGCAGCAACGTTATATCCTCAAATAGCTGATGAAATATTAAGCATGCCTAAAGGCACGTATAGAGATGACAAGTTTTATTACATGCCCGAAGTTTACCAAATACAATTTCCGAATCTCATAGCATTTGATGAATATTTCTACCTTTCTCAAAGAACAGCTACATATCTTATAGATAAAGAAAGCGAAGAGGTTCAAGAGTTTGATGGAACACAACAACAGCTAAAAGAAATAATGTTTACTTTTAGAGATAGGATTAAAGTTATTAAAAAGCCAAAACCTACTGTAAAGCGTGCTATAATTATTAATGATAAAGTTCTCATTGATGAAGAACGACCATATGGTTTGGATAGATATCCTTTTGTTCCTTTTCTTGGATACTTTTCTCCTGATACTCCTTACTACGCATACAAGTTTAGAGGGGTTGTAAGGGACCTAAGGGACGCACAGTACCTTTTCAATAGGCGCAAGGTAACCGATCTAGACATACTTGAAAGCCAGCAAATGGGACTCAAAATTAAGAAAGGAGCATTGGTAACCCCTGATGATGCTTTGAACCAAGGTAACGGACGTGTTTTAAGCATTGATCCAAAGTTTCAAATGTCTGATGTAGAGCCTATGCCAATCATTCCGCCAGCTCCTACGATGATTCAGATGGAAGAGCAACTTAAAACCCTTATCATGGAGATATCAGGTGTAAATGAAGAACTTTTAGGATCTGCTGTAGATGATAAAGCAGGCATTCTTTCAATGCTACGCCAAGGAGCAGGCCTTACAACGCTTCAAAAGCTATTTGATCAATTTGATGAGTCTCAGAGGTTATGCGGAGATATTATCTGCGAAATGATCCAAAAAAATTGGACTTACGGAAAAATAAGACAAGTTATTGGTGAAGAGCCTACAGCAGAGTTTGATAACAAAGCTTTCTTTAAATATGGTTGTAAAGTTGTTCCTGGTGTATTAACTGAATCTCAAGCCCAGTTAGAAGTGCAGCAATTACTTTATGCTAAAGAGATGGGAGCGCCGATCGATTGGTCTGACATATTGCCGAAAATGACAATACAAGGCAAAGATGAACTTCTTGAAAAAGTTAAAGCTCGTGAAGAAGGCCAAGCGCAACAAGCGCAAGCGATGGCTCAATTGCAAATGCAACAGCTTGCAGGCGATAATGCAATGAAACAAGGCTATTCACAAGCACAACAAAGTTTAGCAGCTGAAAGAATAGCTAAGATACAAATTGATCAAGCACTAAATGTAGAACGGTTAAGTAGAGCAGAAGAAGAAAAAACAAGCGCAACGTTAAATCTTGTAAAAGCAATAAAAGAACTACAAGGTATCGATTTAGATCAATTTCAAAAAGCTCTATCTATTGTGCAATCATTTAAGCAACAAAACGAACAAAATGTTCAGGAAATGAATCAGCAGGCACAGCAACAACTTCAAATACCATTAGAACAACAAACACAACAACCATCACCACCAGAGGTAAATTATGGACAAACTTTCTAAAGCTGGATACGTAAACGGCGATATGTCACCACACGTTTCAGACTATCAAAAGCCTATGAGCGCATTTGCAGAAGGACAATTCGGCACAACTACTGATTACATTGCTAGACAAGATAGATGTCAAGAAGGCATGGCAAAAGATATCAGAAAGCAATCTTATAAAGGTCGCTATTCATGATAAGCAAAAAACAGAAAAATGGCAGCAAATGCAAAGTGCCTGTGCAAAAAGGGCCAATAGATGCTGACCCCGTCACAATGGCTATGGAGACTTTTGACCAAAAAGTTTATGGTGATAAAAGGGATCAAGTGGCACGAAGAAGTGCACAAAAACCAAAAATGTTGATGCCTAAAAAATAGCTGTTGTGCATAATGCCTTTTAAAATTTCGAGGGGGCAAGTTTCAAACTTTCCCCTTTTACAAAAAAAAGGTATTAGCTATGAGTAACAACAAAAAAAAAGATAATGCTTGTGAAGAACAAGTTGATTTAAAGATGACTCACGAAGAATTGAAAGTTGAGTTACAAAAAATTACAAATGACATTATCAGCATTTATCAAATTATCTATACTGATCTAACAAACAATTCAAGAAAACCAAGGTACAATTTTACCGCAGCGCAAAGAGTAAGAGTTGCATCTATACGCCTTGAAAAACTTTTTAAATCTTATAGAAAATTGTCTGTTCGTTTTGCTTCAAAAGAATGCAAAAAACAAGTGATCGAATCTACATGTAAAAAAACACCTGCAATCAAACTTGAAAAAGGCAAAGTTTTAAATGACAAACGAGCATCAACAACAACAAAAGAATGCCCTAAACCAGTTGTCAAAAGAGGAAGAAAAGCCAAAGTTTGAATCGCAAAGCTTGATAGATCCCTCACGTAAAACAGTGGGGGCAATTTATCGGGATGCCCAAATAGAAAATAAAAAAGATCTAGAAGGGGCAACAATAGGAGACTTAGGCAAGGAGTTTTTAAAAAGCTTTGTAGATGATTTAAACGAGGCTTTGCAATCAAATCCTTTCAACGGCAAACCCTTTTATGTGCAAGTATACGAAAAGTGGGATTATCAAATGGAAAAATCTTTGCGTCGTATGCTCAATAAGTTTGCCTTTAGGCCATATCCAGAAGCAGGAACAACGGTATTTTGGACAGATCCTAATACTCACGAAGTAAGGTTTTGCTGGGATCTTCCGCATCCTGCCGAAATGCACAATATTCTTGCGAATGAACTTCTATATCCTCATGAGCTTATAACACAGCTTAAAGCATGGAAAAGGATTGATTTATACCATTTCGGCTTTCATAAAAATATTTTGGGAGATTGGGAAGCTAACCCAAAGTGGAAAGACAAAGTCTTAAAACAGCAATAAAAAAAGGGTAGATCTTTTTACAATCTACCCCCAAACCCTATCTAAAGGAGGAGTAGGATAATTTTACTATATTAAGTATCCGATTTAAACTCAAATAAAAAACTAATATTAAAACTTAGTATTTTTCCAGCTTATTGGCGGTGCTACTAATTTATGACGCCAATTTTGGCTTATATTCTTTCTGTTTGCTGTTTCAGCGCATTTTTCACTACAATATTTCCAACGCCTACCCTCTACTGCATTTTTGCATATCAAACAATGTTCTTGCTTTCTATTTATAGCTATAATGCTGAAATCTTTGGTTTTGTTTTTATAAATACACTTCGAGCAAACTTCTTTTCTGATACCACCTACACATAAAAATTGATCCTCATCTTTATCTATAGCACATTGTGAACAAATCATAAGCCCCCACAAGTAAATTTTACTAGCAAATTAAATTTTCTGGTGTTACATAGCAATTAAAAAGATGAAAAATCTTTTTCTAGGTGCATTAGTGACTCACCACCACATTCAAACACGGCTGTAAATGGCTCGCCACCAAAAGGAAAATCATGGAAGAAGCTCAAAACGAATACGAGGAAGTCGTTGAACCTCAAGCAAACAACCATGAGGAAGCGATTGAGGCTCCTCAAGCTAACTCTAAAAGCCAAGAAGATTGGCAAGAAAGAAATTGGCGAGAGATGCGCAGATCGCACGATGAACTGAAACAGATCGCTAGATCGCAAGCAGAGGTTATCGAGCAGCTAAAGCAACAACTAACACCCAAAGAAGTAGATGAATTTGAGGATATAGCCGACGATGACTATCTACCTGTGGGCAAAGTTAAGCAACTAGTTGAAAAGAAAGCTCGTGCAATTGTTCAAGCAGAAACACAAAAGATTTTGCAACAACGAGAGCAAGCAAACTTTCTTGATAAGCTCAAGAAGCAATATGGCGACTTTGACGACATCGTTAACCAAGAAACATTAGCAATTTTAGAGAAACAAGACCCTGATTTAGCGGAAACAATTGCAGGACTTCAAGACCCTTATAAAATAGGCCTTCAGTCTTACAAGTATATCAAGGCTCTTGGTATTGCTGATAAAGTGCCACAAGCACGCCGTGTTGCAGAAGTAGAAAAAAAGCTTGAGAAGAATGCAAAAACCATTCAATCCCCTCAAGCGTACGATAAGAGGCCGATGGCTCAAGCGTTTAAGACTACTGATGCAGAAAGGGCAGCAATTTACAAAGAGATGATGGAGTACGCTGCGGGTTCTGGTTACTCTTACTAACTAAGAGAGAACTATGACAGTTTCAATCGCAACAATGCCGCCGCAAATACAGCAGCGCTATAATGCAAAATTGTTGTCTACACCAGAAAGAAATCTTGTTCACATGTTATTTGCAACTCCTGTAGAGCTTCCAGATAACCAAGGTTTTATCGATAGACAATCTAGATATGATCGCTTAGATCTATTCCCAGTGCCTCTTGATGATGCACAAATTAATCCTCCACCACAACAATTAAACCGTGTTGATGTGGATTTATGCAGTCCACATATTAGTGATAACTATGCTATAGCAGCGTAGATGTGCAGGGTCCGTGTTTATGCAACATATATTGTGTTGACTAGACAAGTGACCATCACTAACGAGGATAGAATTGTGTCCTCGATAAACCTACTCTGATTGACATGGAAGCCCTAACGAGAGAGCCGAGGGTGACATGGGCGAAGGCGATAAAGTATTTTTTAAAGGATGATTGTGAAATCTAGAATTAAGTTGGCGAAGTTCCAAAAAACATTGATATCTAAAATCGTGAATCTCTGTAGATTTACTCAATTTAGAAAGTCTTTTGTCTTTTTGA